TCTCTACCGCGGCGTAACTCAAAGGAAGTTAAATAATATAGTTATACCTATAATAACTGATTTGAACCAGCCTGATAGCCCAATATACAAGCTTATGGACTCCGAATGGTTCTTTAGTTAATATTTTTAATAAATAAATTATAAACCTCAATTTTAATTAATTGGGGTTTTTTTGTGCCTTTTTATTTTTTTAACCAGCACGTAGGTAGTTAAAAACCTATAAATAGTTTTAGTTAATATAATAGAACAACGAATGCTTCAAATCGCATTCAAGCAATATTGCAAAATAACATCGTAAAATTTTAATCGATGAAAGAACAAACAGTAAAGAAACAAACAGGAAAAAGAAAACCGAAGAAATCAAAAGGAAAGTTTATTGATGTAGATATCTGGAGAGCTGAGTTCGGCCCAGTATCAGTAAAAGCTATTTTAGAGATATATAGAATTAAATATAATATAGCTCCAAGAAATTTAAGTAAACATCCTTTTTCTGAAATCGTTAATACTCTGAGAGAAGCTGCTGATCCTAATTATATTAGACCAGTAGATTTAATTTCAGAATAGGAAATCGTAACAAAACAAAAGTTACACAATATTATAAAATATGTTTAACATAGAAAATCACCGAGAGATCGTCGAAGTACAAACAGTACAAGATCCAGCTCTTGGTATAATGAAGTGGGGAAGAGTGAATGCTTTTCCACAAACGCTTATCAATATTATAAACCAATCGCCACTTGCTAAACCAGCAGTGGAAAGAACTACTAAGTTTTATATAGGTAATGGTTTTGAGCAAGAAGATTTTAGCATAAGTAAATTGGGATTGACACTCGGTGATTTATATAAAACTAATAGCTTAGACTTTTCTTATTTTAGAGCACTTGCAATACATGTTAATTATAATATGAAGGCAGAAATAACATCAGCAATCCCAATGAGGGTCGCTGATTTAAGATTTAAAGAGTTTGATGAATTAAATTATTCTTCAAAACTTGGATATCATTCTAATTTTGGATTAAATAGTGAAATTGTAAAAACTATTTCAGATCACCCAGCTAATGGTAAAATAAAATGGTTCGATAGATTTAATCCAGATCCAGAAATTGTTAAAGAACAAATAGCTAAAGCTGGAGGTATTAAAAAGTACAATGGACAAATTTTATATTTCTCTGAAACGGGACATTCAAGTTATCCAATACCACAATTGCAACCTCCGATAAACTTTGTATTGGCTGATGTAGAAAATTCTATTTTGGTTAGAAAAGAAACATCAACTGGATTTATTAATACTTATTTATTAAAGACTAGTTTACCTAGTGATGATGAAAACTTAATAGAGCTAGAAGGTAGTATTGTTCAATCACAAGGAGCTAGAGGTAGTGGCAAAGTAATTACATTCGCTGGATTACCTGCAGAAGATGTCAACTCAACTATATTAGAAGAAGTTGGAGGTAGAGGAACAGCTAAAGCTATTATAGATTCAGCAACAGCTACTTACGAATTATGTGAGAAAGTTATTAATGGAGCTTATTTAATTCCTCCAATTTTAGCCGGAGCTGATCAGAACACTGGATTTAGTTCAGAAGATCTTAAAGATGCTTATTTTGTATTTAATGCAATTACTCAAGGTGGTAGATCAATTATAGAAAAGCAAATAAATAGAGTCATGAAACATTTTAAAGGATATGATGAAGGGCCTGTAAAAGTAAGTAAATTAAAACTTGACGTAGAGCAGGTTAATGAAGCTACTGTAGAACCTCAAATTGGAGAAAATGTTTAGTGCACAAAATGAAATAAGATTAATTGATCCTGCTATAAAGTATGTGATGGAAGATTACGTTTCTCTTCAAGTAGATATAGATGAAACGAAGATTAAAGCTGCAGCATTAGTTGCTCAAGAAGTGGATTTAGAAAGAATCTTAAATTATGAAAAAGGAGACGGAAGTATCGTAGATAATTTAGAAAGATGTATAAATCCAGAAACTGATGAAGACAAAGCTTTATTAAAGTTAATTATACCTTGTTGGTGTTATTACACTTACTATAGATGTTTAAAATTATTTAGAGGAACTTTTACAGATTCAGGTTACATAGTTGAAGATGGAGCTAAAACTGATAAAACTGTAACAGAAACTCAAAATGAATATTTGTCTATAGCTGATGTGTTCATGAGAAAAGTGATAAGATTCCTTGAAGCTGAGGATGAAAGTAGACCGAAAGAGAAAAGACTGAATAGAACTATTAGAGCAATCGGAGGCCATGAATATATTGGAAGACGTCATAAGAATTATGGTTTAAGCGATAATACATTCGGTGGGTTTAAAAGTAGAAACTAAATAATATGTTTGGATTTATAAAAAGAATTTTTAGTGGCTTAAAAGTCACCGAAGTTATGGATAAAGTCGATGACTGGAANNTNACTTCAGAAGAGAAGGTGAAATATAAAATGGAATTTTTAAGAACGATGCCAACTGGTTTTCAATTATCTCAAAGAGTGATTGGATTATCATTTACATTTGTTTACTTATTAATGATCTCAATAGTATTTTGGACAACATTTATATGGAATCGATATTAATGAAGCAAGAGAGTTTATCTCAGATACTATGTCAAGCCCAATGACCGCAATTTTCGTATTGTTTTTCGGTGGTGGTGTAGTTGATAGTATTAAGAGAAAACCTAAAAGAGTAGATTAAGGAATACGTAGTTAGATTCGTACTAACGGAGGTATGGTGGATTGCTCATCAAAGCATAGGAAACACATGGGCTGCGCTCCCAGTTTCAGAAGAAATGGTATAAATCTTTTGGATACGAGTTCGAATCTCGTTGCCTCACAAAATTAAATATTAAAATAAAAACAATAACAAAGAATGAAGATTATAAAAAGAAATGGNAGAATCGTTAATTTTAACGCAAATAAAATCACAAAAAGAATTAAGCAAAACTCGGTCGGATTAAAAGTAGATTCGGACCGAGTCGCTATCGAAGTCATTGGTCAAATGGCTGATAACATGACAACAATTGAATTAGACAATTTATGTTGTGAATTAGCTTCAACAAAAGCTATTGAACATCCAGACTATAAACAATTGGCCGCAAATATTTGGGTTACCTCTATGAGAAAAGGAACTCCAGATAAATTTTCAGAAGCTGTAATAAAATTAGAAGCACAAAATAATCTATTAGATACAACTTACATAAAGTTCGTATTAGAAAATGCCGAAGCACTTGATGAGATGATAGTCCAAGATAGAGATTTTGGACATGATATTTTTGGATTGAAAACTTTAGAAAGATCTTATTTATTAACTGCAGATAAAGATCACGGGAAAGTTGCTATTGAACGACCACAATATATGTGGATGAGAACTGCAATACAAGTAAGTGAGAAAAACCTAAAATCAATTAAAGAAACGTATGATGATTTATCTAGAAGATATTATACTCATGCAACACCTACATTATTTAACTCTGGGACTAAATCATCTCAATTATCTTCATGCTTCTTATTAGGAATGAAAGAAGATTCTATCGCTGGAATTTATGATACTCTTTCAGATTGTGCAAAGATATCACAATGGGCTGGTGGAATTGGATTACATATTCATAATGTTAGAGCAGCTGGATCACACATTGTTGGAACCAATGGAACTTCAAATGGAATTGTACCTATGTTAAGAGTATTCAATGAAACTGCTAGATATGTTGATCAAGGCGGTGGAAAAAGAAAAGGTTCATTCGCAATNTATATGGAACCATGGCATGCAGATATTTATGACTTATTNGAATTAAGAAAAAATACTGGAGCTGAAGAACGTAGAGCNAGAGATTTATTTTCTGCTTTATGGATGAATGATGAATTCATGCGAAGAGTTATCTCAGATTCTGATTGGTCATTATTTTGTCCANATGTATTAAAGAAGAANAATATTATNCTACAAGAAGCTTANGGAGAAGAATTTGAAAAATTATATTCAGAAGCTGAAGTTAAAGGATTAGCAAATAAAGTTGTAAAAGCTCGTGATCTTTGGGAAAAGATTCTAACGGCACAAACAGAAACTGGGAATCCATATATTGCTTACAAAGATAGAGTAAACAAATCGAGTAATCAAAAGAATATTGGAACCATTCAATCAAGTAATCTTTGTATTGAGATTAATGAATACTCAGATGGAGAAGAACAAGCTGTGTGTAATTTAGCTTCAATAGCATTATCAATGTTCGTAAAAGGAAATGACTATGATTTTAATCATTTAGGAGAAGTTACAAGACGTGCAATTAGGAACTTAGATAATGTTATAGATGTTGAATTTTTATCCTACTACAGGGACTGATTTAAGTAATAATAGACATAGACCAATTGGATTAGGAGTTCAAGGATTGGCCGATGTATTTGCAAAACTAAGATTGCCATTTTCTTCAGATGAAGCAAAAGCTTTGAACAAGAAGATATTTGAAGTAATTTATTATAATGCATTAGTAGCATCAAATGAATTAGCAAAAGAAAAAGGAGTGTATTCTACATTCGATGGATCACCGGCTTCAAAAGGAATTTTACAATTTGATATGTATGATGAAGGTGAATGGGATTTTGAAGGTTCAGNAATAGGNAAAGCTAAATGGTTAGACATAAAAGCCGAAATCGTAAGAACAGGATTAAGAAATTCATTGTTGTTAGCATTAATGCCAACAGCATCGACTTCTCAGATTTTAGGAAACAATGAGGCATTCGAACCCTTTACTTCAAACTTATACACAAGAAGAACTTTAAGTGGAGAGTTTATTATGACAAATGATCACTTGGTTAGAGAGCTAGAAGAATTAGGTATTTTTGATAGCAAGATGAGAAATGATTTGAAAGCATCATTTGGATCTGTATTAAATATTCCAAGAATTCCTACTGAGATTAAAGAAGTTTATCAAACAGCTTATGAATTAAGTATGAAGCATGTAATTGATATGGCAGCAGATAGACAAAGATTTGTTTGTCAAGCTCAATCTATGAATCTATTTATGTCAGATATAAATAATTCTAAATTAAGTTCAATGCATTCATATGGTTGGAAGAAAGGTTTAAAAACAGGTATTTATTACTTGCGCTCTAAATCAGCAGTAAATGCTATTCAATTTACTGTAGAAAAAGAAGAAGAAAAACCATTAGATCCAAAAGATCTAGCTGCAATGATCTCAGCTGCCAAAAATGGTGGAGAAGANGATTGCGAGATGTGTGGAGCATAAATATAATTTTTAAGGACTTTTAACGTAAAAAATTAAAAGTCCTTAAATTTTTTCAAAAAAAGTTTTTTCGTATTATTAATTTATTATATATTTGTAAAAAAAATATATCATGAGCAAACGAAAACAAAAAGAATTAGTAAAGACAAACATCTGGTTAACTAGACAAGAACTAGATGAAGCTATGGAATACAAAGAAGTCAAAAGGTTAACAGCTAGACTTAAAAGATTAAATAGAATTTTTGAAAAACTAAAATAATATGAAAACTTATAAAAAATTATTGATAGGAAAATTATATGAATTCGAATGGATAGGCGAAAAAATAAAAGGAGTCTATATCCGAGAAGATGTTTTATCAGATAACACAGAAGTGTTTATATTAAAGTCAAAGAACATCAATGGATCATTTACAACGTATCCTATAA